CCATAATATAATATAATAATAATTAATAAACTTACCTAGGGTCAAACACGCCTAAATCAAATCCGCCACCTAGTATATCATTACCTGATGACTCAAAGTTTTTAGGTGGTTTACCACTATTTCTTTGCTCAATCATCTCGCTTTGTTGAGAAGCTTGAATTTTTGTTCTTTCATCTTTACGATCTTCTTTTTCTTTTTCTCTACTTTTTACACCATCAACCTCAACACCCTTTAACTGCATGTTCATTTGGAACTCTAATTCCATTAGCTCTTTCTTATAACTAACCTCTTGCATCATCTTTTGAGCGTCTAGCTGGGCTTTCATTTGCTCTAATTGCATTTTAGTCTGTGTTAGCGCTTGGTCTTTTTGCATTTCCATTTGAGCTGCTGCTTCTGCGGATTTAGTGTTTGATTGTGTTTGGACTTGAATGTTTTCTAACTGCAATTGCCTGTCTCTTTCTTGTTTTTTCTTTCTACGTATTTTAAGCAATTGATTAGCAAGCTTTATATTGTTAATCATTCTTAAGTCAATAGCATCTTCTAACTCTATGTTTTGTTGTTGCAAAGCCATTTGTATGTTGTTTTCCAACATAGCTTTTTCTTCTTCGTCTGGTGTTAGCTCTAAGAATATACCAAAATCATACAAGTGTAATTCAGACATTTCTTTTAGCGTAGCAACGTTATGTGTTCCTATAGCTTGTATAAAAGCATCTTTAGTTGGGGAGTATTCAATAACATCAGATATTCTAAGTGACAAACACTCGGCAGTTGATGAAGTTAAAAACAATCCAGCCTGTAATATATGTCGAGTGGCAGTGTTAGAGTTCGCTGCTGCTAGCTTTTGAACTCCAACTAAAGCGTTTTTATCTGGAGTGCTACCATCTCTAGCTTCGTTAAGCCCGGTAACATCTCTTATCATCTGTAAGTAATAGTTGTAGTTACCTATAAGCGCTTGCATTTTATTACCGCCAGATCCTGATGTAATTTCTTGAATAGGTACTTTACCAGGATTCATATCTCCGTCAGAAGTAAAGCTTCTACCAATAACAGATCCTGTTTGAAAGTACATGTTTAAAGCTTCTTGTGGACTATAGTTTGTTCCGTTACCTAAATCTATTTCAGCTAAACCATCAGCATCTAAATAAACGCCATCGGGAACCATTCTAGCCATTATTTGCTGTAGCTTTAAATGTGTTAGTTGAATCATATCAGCAAACCCAGTAATTCTACCTACTAATGATTCTATTTTTCCATTATAGATTCTTGGAGCTACTATAGAGTAATTCATTTTAACTTTAGTATAATCACTCTTAGGTCTCATCATGTTCTTAGCCATCTCCCACTTAAGCAACTTATCAGTACCGAGAATCATAGCTCCTTCGTAAAGGCATTCTATAGATCTTAGCATTCTACCGTAACCGCCTTCCTTATCTGCAGGTGGATCGTACTGGTCATCTCTAGGTATAATTTTATCCGCGCCTGAAGCTGTCTCCTTAACTTTGTAAACCTCGTTCATATAGGTTTTATAATTAAAATAAACAACTTGAATTGTATTGTTGTCTTCTTTATCGTATGAGTGTGTGGAGTTGTAATTAGATCTGCTAGTAGATTTATTTTTCATTATTTCCTCAAGATCTTCTTCTGATAAATGAGGGAATTGTTTTGCTAACTCATTTACTGGTATAGTCTTAACCTCACCAACATAGTATATATCTTCAAAGTAAGGTGAGTCAGTGTGAGAATACACAAGGTTTGCTGGATCTACATAATCTATAGTAACGCCTTCTGATGTATTAAAATTTGTTTTAACAGCTCCAATACCTAAAACAGTAAGATCGTAATAAAATTGCTTTTTGATTAACTCGTAGTTATTACCTTCAAACAATACGCTTAACGCTTGTTCTTCTGCTATCTCTACAGCTTGCTTGTAGTTTAACTGCATGTGAAGCCCTAACTCTTCTTCTGACTCGGGTAGCTCTTCTTTTTTGTTTTCATACAAATCTATGTTAAAATTTTCCATCGCAGCATCGTTAAACTCTCTAGTCTGCATATCTCTAGTTATAGACTCCATGTATTCAGTACGTTTTTCAATACCAAAAGGATCTTGTGAATAAGCTTTTATATCATAAGTTCTTTCAGCAATACCGTTCACTACAATATCAACAAACTTAGGAATAATAGGTACAGGCTTCCAGTCTAAATTTAAATAGGACAAATCGCCATTAATTGACAACTCATCCTTATATTTTTGAATAGACTGCTCGCCTCTAGCGTACAGCCTTAAATTGTGAAAGTTATTGTGATTAGATTTATATCTATTAGAATTTCTATCGTTATTGAACCACTCTTGCTCAATAGCTTTACCTACCTTTAAGCCATACTCATAGCTTAACTTTTCAGCATCGCTAACTGTTTGACTTGGGAAATAACTTTTAATGCCAGACTCTGCCATATTTATTACTTGATTATTTGTGAATTGCTACCAGTATTTGTGTATCTGGAAACATTTATATTTAACTTAGGTTTTGCAACTGTTGCGTTTGGAGCGTACAAGTGTCTATTATTAGCCATAATCGCTAAACCAGAACTTATCGACGCATCATGCTTTGTTCTTTTGTTTATATCGAACTTAGCCCAGTCATTTAACAATTCGTTAAAGTAACAATCGCCAAGCGTTCCATCTTCTTTTATACCAACGTGGTTTTGAATATACATCTCAATAGCTGCCGCGTGAGCTTGTTTTATATCTTCACTTGAATTAGGTATTCCACCTACTTCTTTTTCAGCTACAGACAACTTGTTCCATATTTTATCAGGTCTATTCATACTAAACCCTCTATATCCTCTTCTCCTTAAATAGTAAAGAAGACGCGGTTTGTTGTTCTCTGCTAATATTGGCATCCCATAAAATACTAAAGCCATTAGAATATCCTCAAAAAACATCTCGGCTGTTGGTGGTCTTGATAAGTATTCTAAAAAGAAACTGTTAGCCGGGGCATCTTCCATTGAGAATCTAGTTAAACCGTGTAAAGCTCCTTTAGATCCAACTCCATCTACCGTTCCTGATATATCATATGAATCGCAGCCAAAAGCTCCCATGTGTTCGTTTCCAGGGTACTTAATACCGTTTTTGAGTACAACGTTGTTTTGAATGTTTTGGGGTGGAACCCAACTAACTTTAAATCTACCTTTTTTATCTGGGTAAAATACAACTTGAGAATCTTTAACTCCATTAACCCATTGAAAATTACCCTGAGTAACACCCAAGGTGTTTGACATTTCTTCATTATAATCTATTTGCTCGTACAGTTTAACTAAGTTAAATATACTTCCCTTTGTTTCATCTCTAAATGCATGCTCTGTTGTTCTTGGAAACTGACGGTAGAATTCATTTAAACCATCTGAATCATCTTTTAAACCATCAACTTCATTCTGCCAGTTATCTATTACACCTACATCTATTAGTTCACCGCTTGGGTCGAACCGATCGACATCAGGAGTAGTGAAAACTGGAACTCCGTACTCATCAATAAATCCTTCGTAGTTCCATTCCATTGGGATAAACAAAGAGTATAAACCAGACTTTGTCTGACCATTTCTGTTTCTTTTTGTAACGTCTGAAGCATTGTATAGTTTTTTAAAGTTTTCGCCTCCTTTATCTAAAGCGTTTGAAGTACTACCCATCATGCACTTACCAATAATTCTACTACCTAATCTTAAACAAGTTTTTGTAACTCTCCAGTTATTTAGTATATTGTCTGGTCTTTCCCATTTACCACTTTCATCATGTACTAGTAGAGCTAGTTTTTCACCATCATAACTATTGTCTCCAGTGTTTTTCCAGTCAATCGTTGTATCTAACCCTTGTATATCTTCGAGCTTTTCGTTTGCCGTGATTTTTTTCCTAGTAAACTTACTAGCAGGTACACGATAAGCAAGCTCGGACTTAGGACGATCCATACCATCTTGGACAGGTTTAAAAAAGAAAGGGTAATTGATTGATATAGGGACGACTTTGTCGGTAAACATTTTTTTAGCATCTGCTCCAGATTTAGATAGTATTCCATATCTACTATCACTCGCAAGAGTAGCTAAGTTAACGGTTTCAGCAGAAGACATGAAAGAAAATCCAGAACGTCTATTCTTAAGATAGCACATTCCGTAGCATCTTTTGTCTGCTTTACAAGCTTCCCAGAATATAAAAAATAATCTATTAGCTTCTCTAAAGTCTGGAGCGCCTACATCTATCTTACTCCATTGCAGATACATGTAGTGCGTACCAGTTATCCAGGTTGGTTTACCATCATTTATAAACCAGAATCCTTCTTCCCTTCTTCTAAATTCTTCGTCTATATAATCGTGCCATTTTTCTTTACTGCTTTCCGGGTAACTTCTCCAGTCAAATATGTTTTTTAAGCGCTCTAATTCCTTTGGTTGATCAAATCTAACCCATTTGTTTTTTGTGTTGCTATACACATCCTTAGGCACCTTAGGTAGAGCGATGACTAGATCTTGTATTTGTATGATCTCTCCTATCTGTCCGTTGTGAGAAAGCACTATAACATCGTGATCTTTATCATAACCATACTTCCACTTTTTTCCTTTGTTCATTCTGGAAATAGTGGTGTTTTTTATCGGTTCAACCGTCTTAACTAAACTTTGCTCGTACATTACTTAGATCTACCTTCTGCGAATCCTTTAAAAGTTTTTTCCTTTGCCTCTTCAGGTGTTTTACCCTCAAGCAGGTTTTCTTCTTCTTCAATTCTGTTAAGTATCTCAAATGCGTCAAATATAGCTAGTTTTTTAGAAGCCGCGGCATTCTTTAGTTTATCGGCTGTTAAATCATCTTCAGAGTCAGTGACAATAGCTTCCTTAGCTACCTTTATCAGCTCCTCCACTGCTTTGTGCCCAGCTTGGATTATACTCTTCTTCGTTTCCTTGATGTTCATATTTGATTGTAATAAAATTAGATTTAACTCGGTATAGTCTCTCGCCATCAACGATAAACTCGTATTCACTACTTGGTCTAAAACCAACTAGATCGTTTACTTTAACTGTACCGTCTGAATATTTAACGATACCCTGTAAAGGTTTTTCAGATTCAATGTTAAATTGATCCGTAGCTTTTAAGGGCATTACAAAACAATATCCTTTAGGACAGATCCACTCTTCATCTCTTTTGTGTAAAAAAATTTGATCTTCACCTATAAGGTAAGTTGATTCATTAAAATAGCTTCTGCTATTCTTTTCAACACCCTTTACGTTATGCCATCTTCTAAAGACATTGTGGTGAACTAAAACCGTATCACCAGCTCTTATTTTTGCGTGACCAACGATTGGAGTAGATACCACTGTAGCTTCTCTATTAACAAACTGATGATTATAAATCTCAGTATTTAGAATAAGCTCTCCGCCATCTAATGTTTTAGTGTTGTTGTATCTTTCTCCTTTTGGCGCTACAACAAAGTCGTAAACACTTTTCATTAGTACTGTAAGTTATACTCTACAGATACCGCCATATTCTTATTAAAATCCTTCCAAGGTAAAACATCCTTGCCTTTTTTAATATAAACAGAAAATTTGTTTTCTTCTTCTAGTATATCGCATATAGTATGACCACCATACACCTCTTGCCCCACGGCATAGTGCATAGCGTCATTCTTATAATCTTTACCGATACTAATCTTCCTTATCAGCTTCGCCATTGTCTGGTTGTGTTTTTGAATTATTAATAACACCATCTGCAATATTAATGTCATCAGTTCCATATTTTTTTTCTAACTCAACTCTTAACGCTTCTAGCCTAGAATGGATGCTTTCCATAGCTCTCATTAAAGAGTGTTTTCTCACTTCTATACTACCTACTTCATTCGTAAGTTTTTCTATAGTTTTTATAGAAGACTGTAGTTGAGCTAACTCTTGTTCGCTTACCTTCTCAGGTTTGTTAGCTTTAAGCTCTTTTATTTTTGAATTTGTACCTTTTGTTTTTGTTGTTGCCATAATTTAATTTAATTTAATTTAATGTTTTTTATTTTGTTTATACACATTGTTTTATTAGAATGGTACTGTAGAATCTAAAGCGGTACTGTTAACAGCTGTTCCGTTAAATCCATTTGGTCCATCGTCATTGAGATCTGCATCAAGCGGAAGCCACAACACAACTTTAGAAGAACCATCGTAATCTTGCGCGCCTTTTGTTGGATCTCTATGAGTGGCTCCGCCAGCGTATAAATAATTTACTTCTGATTGGCTTAACTCGTGATTACGCCACATTATAAATTGAGCTAAATGACCTTTAAAGTCAAAATTTGCATCTGAAAGAAGATTTCCTAAGTGTAGTTTACCATCCTGATTTTCCATACCATCATCATCAGTTGATTGATCACCACCAAGCGCACTTAGCTTTGTGCCGTTAACATAACATTTCATATTTTCAGCGCTACTAACCACCCCAGTATAAGTAACAACAATATGCTGCCAATTGGTGCTGTTGTTGGTCCACCTAGTACGTTTAATGTTTGCGTTTTGCTTTCCACCATCGCTAATATCCATAAATAACGTCGCACCGGAGTAAAACAATCTATATTCAAGATTTGATGTTGCTCCACTAGCTAGATTTTTTGTAAATATTCCATGACCTGAACTTTCACCCCTTTTTATCCAGAACGCCGCTGAAAAAGGTAAATCTACCCCATCACCATTGGTGCCAGCTGTAAAACTAAGCAAATCATCGTCATCAACAGTTAAAGTGTCTGGATTACTTGTGCCTGATGAATATCCCGTAAATTCTAATGACTTAGTATTTGTAGTGGT